ATAGTTATATTATTGTTGATTGTATTCGAATTGTAGACCCATCGGACTTTTCAGCAATATATAACGATTGGTGGCTGAAAAGATATTTAACAGCAATCATTAAAAGACAATGGGGACAAAATTTAATCAAATTTAATGGAGTTCAACTTCCTGGTGGAATTACGATGAACGGTGAAAGAATATTAAACGATGCGATTAGAGAAATTGAAGAACTTGAAAGAGAACTCAAGACAGATTACGAATTACCTCCAATGGATATGATAGGATAATGTCTCCACTAAATCCCTATTTTTTACAAGGTGCCTCAAGTGAACAAAGACTTGTTCAAGATTTAATCAATGAACAATTGAAAATGTATGGGCAAGATGTTGTATATATGCCCAGACAGTTGATTAATGAAAAAACGATTATCAAAGAAGTTTTAGTATCAAAATTTGATGATAGTTTTAGAATTGAAGCATATATTTCAAATTTTAATGGATTTGGAGGACAAGGAGATATTTTATCAAAATTTGGTGTAAAAACGAGTGATGAACTAACTCTTATTATTTCAAAAGAAAGATATGAAGATTTTATATCTCCATTTTTATTAGATGACCAAGACATTAAAGTTGCAACAAGACCACAAGAAGGAGATTTAATTTATCTTCCAATTGATAATGGTCTTTTTGAAATCAAGTATGTTGAAGGAAAAGTTCCATTTTATCAGTTAAACAATCTTTATGTTTATGAATTAAGATGCGAAATCTTTAGATATGAAGATGAACTTATCGATACTAGTATCGACGAAGTTGATAGGTCTGTTCAGGATTTTGGTTATATTCAAACCATTACTATGGTTGGAGATACTGCAACTAGAGCAACTGCAACTATTTCGATTGCTTCTACACTAAACAGGTCAGTTCAATATATTGATTTAATTAATGATGGAACTGGTTATCTATCTACTCCAATAATTCAAATCTCGAAAGCACCAGTAGGTGGAATTGATGCAACCGCTGTTGCCATTATGACTAGTAAAACAGGAAGAACAGGAGATTCGATTGATAAAATTCTCATAGTTAACCCTGGTGTTGGTTATACACAAGTGCCATCAGTTACAATTGTGGGACAATCTGGTTCTGGTGCAATTGCAACTGCTGTGCTTGCTTCTGGAACTTTGGGAATTGTAACTATTACTTCTGGTGGTAGTCAGTATTCATCTCCTCCTGTTGTTTCTATATCCACTGCTCCTTCTGGTGGAGTAAATGCAACAGCAGAAGCAGTCTTAACAGTCACTGGAATCGTAACAGCAATTCGATATACGAATGCTGGTGCTGGTTATACTGTTACTCCAACAATTACACTTACAAGTCCAATTGGAATTTCTACTGGTAATTTTGAGTTCAATGAAATAATCAGAGGTGTTTCTACTGGAACTACTGGATATGTGAAAGATTGGGATGCGGATACAAGAATTCTTAAAGTTTCTATAGTTGGTGGGAACTTTGCTAATGGTGAATTGATAGTTGGTGCAGCAGCAACACATAAAGTATATTCAATTAATACATTTGATGAATATGACCCTTATGCAGAAAATATCGAAATTGAAGATGAAGCAGATGGTATTCTTGACTTTTCGCAAAAGAATCCTTTTGGTGGTTACTAAATAATTAATAAATTATATTGTTATGCTAGGAACTTATAGTTACAATGAAATAATCAGAAAAACCATTATTGCTTTTGGTACACTTTTTAATGAAGTGTATATTAAGCATGAAGAGAAGGATGGTACTGATTATAGTTTTATGAAAGTTCCTATTGCTTATGGTCCAACTCAAAAGTTTTTAGCAAGAGTAGAACAAAAACCAGATTTGAGAAAAAGAGTTGCGATGACTCTTCCTCGAATGTCTTTTGAGATGACGAGTTTAAAATATGATAGTAGCAGAAAAGTTTCTGCTATGCAAACATTTAAGGCAATAAAAACTACTGACAGAACAGAACAAATTAAAGTTTTTATGCCAGTTCCCTATAACATTGGATTTCAACTTAGCATTATGACTAAGTTGAATGATGATATGTTGCAAATTGTAGAACAAATTCTTCCAGCATTTCAACCAAATTTCACATTAACAATTAATTTGATTTCATCAATAGGTGAGAAGAAAGATATTCCAATAACTCTTGAGGGAATTAATATGGAAGATAATTATGAAGGAAATTATACAGAAAGGAGAGCTTTAGTATACACATTAAACTTTACGGCAAAAACATATCTATTTGGTCCAATTGCTGATAGTACAGATGGATTAATCAAAAAAGTTCAAGTTGATTATTATACAAATACAGATACTAAGAATGCGTCAAGACAATTAAGATATACTGCTACTCCAAGAGCAATTAAAGATTATAATAACGACAACACAACAACACTTTCTCAAAACATTGATGATAAAGTAACTGTATTTAATGTTTCCAGTGCTGTCTCATTAGTTGAGGGTTCCTATATTATGATTGGTAATGAAGAAATGTATATTAAAAATATTTCTGATAATATTCTTACTGTATTAAGAGGGCAAGATGGTACATCAATTGAATCTCACAATGAAGGGGATTCAATTGATGCGATTACAGTTGAAGATAATGAATTAGTTGAAATGGATGATGATTTTGGATTTAGTGAATCTCGTTTTGATTTTGGTGATGGTAAGATTTATAGTACAACAAAGGGGATTGATGTATCATTATGAAAAGCAAATTCGAAAATATAGACGAAGCATTAGAAATAGAAGCATCTTCTATATCAAAAGAGATTGTAAAAAAATCAAAGGAAGCAGTAGCAAGACCAACTTTTGGTGAAGAGAGTGATAAGGATTACGAATATACAAGAGGAAATCTATACTCATTAATTGAAAAAGGACAAGAAGCAATTGATAATATTATGGATTTAGCACAACAAAGTGATAGTCCAAGAGCATATGAAGTTGCAGGACAATTAATTAAAAGTGTTGGTGATGTGACAGATAAATTGATTGATTTGCAACACAAAATGAAGAAACTTAAGGAAGAAGATATAAAAGGTCCTTCTACTGTTAATAACTCTGTCTTTATTGGTTCAACAGCAGATCTTCAAAAATTATTGAAGCAAGGTCTAATGGATTCTAAATAGTTAAAAAATTTCTAATGAAAACTTTTCAGGAATTTATTTTAGAATCACATTGCAATGGAACTCCAAAGGGAATGGATTGTCCCTCTCACGGAAGTTCAAAGTGTCCTAAAGTAAAATCACACAAAACAGTCGAAGCAATTGCGACAAAGCATCGTTTGGATGTGTCTTTCATTGAAAATCAACTTAAAATGGGTGTTCCAATCGAACATGAACATACAAAAAATAAAACACTAGCAACTGACATTGCTCTTCAACATCTCGACGAAATTCCAGATTATTATACTCGTCTCAAGAAAATGGAAGCAAGTGCAAAAAAAGAACATAAGAAGTTTAAAGACGTAAAAGAAACAGTTACGATTGAAGACGCAAACGGAAATACATTTTTGGAAATTATTGATTTAATTAAACCAGAAAAAATGAAAGGTGTTAGTGAAGAAACAAAATCTGGTGATTCGTCTCTTCATGATTGGTTTACAAAATCAAGTGGAACAAATCCAAAAACAGGAAAAAAAGTACCAGGATGGCGTCAAATAGGAGGTAAGTTTGCAGGTGCTCCTTGTGCGAAACAACCAGGGCAAACCACAAAACCAAAATGCGGTTCATCAAAAATGGCTGCAAATATGTCCGATGAGGAAGAAGATGCAGCAGCAAGAAGAAAAAGAAAAGAAGATCCAAATCCAGATAGGTCAGGACAAGCAAAAAATGTTAAGACTGAAGAATTTGTAAATGAAGATGCTTGTAAAGAAAAAGTAAAATCTAGATATAAAATTTGGCCTAGTGCTTATGCATCTGGAGCATTAGTCAAATGCCGTAAAGTTGGTGCAGCAAATTGGGGAAATAAAACAAAAAAAGATAACGTAGATGAGGGGTATACAAGGATACAATCTCGTGGGTCTACTTATAGTATTCTGTTAAATTGGAGAGGCAAATACCTTTCAGTTCAAATGTTTTTCCCACAATTTGCTAGACCACCAAAAGATCAGGTCACTTATGAAGTAAGAAAGATATATCCTGGTGCGATTGTATTATCATTCAATCCATCAACAAAAGACCCAACAAAACCATTATTATTTACAGGAGATGAAAATGAATCCAGACGACATTGAACTGGAAAATCTTTCTAAAATTTTTGAATATGAAAGAATCTCCAGAGAACTTGATAGTTGTGATAATGTAGAACTGCTAAAAAATATAGCAAAATGCTATGTAAAACTTTATTTTAAACAACAAGAAACAGTTGCAAATATGGCTATTAATTTATGATTGATAAACATTATAAGGGCAATCCGAACTTAAAAGCGGAAAACGTCCAAATTGAATTTACTACAGACCAAATTCAAGAATACTTAAAATGCAAAAGTGACCCAATCCATTTTGCAAAAAATTATGTAAAAATTGTTTCTTTGGATCATGGATTAGTTCCGTTTGATATGTATGATTTTCAAGAAGAATTGATTACAAATTTTCATGAGAATAGATTCAATATCGCAAAACTACCTAGACAAACAGGAAAATCAACTACCGTTGTATCCTATCTGCTTCATTATGCTCTTTTTAATGATAATATAAGAATCGCAATTCTAGCAAACAAAGCAGAAACAGCAAGAGAACTTTTAGGTAGATTGCAACTGTCTTATGAAAATTTACCAAAATGGTTACAACAAGGTGTTGGGTCTTGGAACAAAGGTTCATTAGAACTTGAAAATGGGTCTAAAATCGTAGCAGCATCTACATCATCATCTGCTGTTCGAGGGAACTCTTTTAATATTATTTTCTTGGACGAATTTGCGTTTATTCCAAATCATATTGCAGAGCAGTTTTTCTCTTCTGTATATCCTACTATTTCTTCAGGACAAAGCACAAAGGTTATTATCATCTCAACTCCCAATGGGATGAATATGTTTTATAAACTTTGGCATGATGCTGAAAGAGGAAAGAATGGTTATGTTCCATTGGAAGTTCATTGGTCTGCAGTTCCTGGTAGAGATGCAGAGTGGAAACGACAAACAATTGCAAATACATCTGAAAGACAATTTACGCAAGAGTTTGAGTGTGAATTCTTGGGGTCTGTTGATACTTTGATTACTCCATCAAAACTTAGAATGATGGTTTATGATGATCCACTCACGAGAAGTAAAGGGATGGATGTTTATGAAGACCCAATAGAAAAGCACACATATTTAATGACTGTTGACGTGTCTCGTGGAATGAGTAATGACTACTCGGCATTTATTGTATTTGATATTAGTCAATTCCCATATAAGGTAGTTGCAAAATATCGAAACAACGAAATCAAGCCTATGCTTTTTCCAAATATTATTCACGAAGTCGCAAAAGCATACAACAAAGCATTTGTTCTTGCTGAAGTGAATGATATTGGAGAGCAAGTATCAAGTATACTTCATTTTGATTTAGAATACGATAACATTTTGATGTGTTCGATGAGAGGAAGAGCAGGTCAAATGGTCGGA